GTTGACCCCTCCCCCTGTTTTGGCTGAGATCGTTTGAGTGGAATAGTATGTTTAGGCTCTCCTGTCCGAGGCGGGCCCGAAGGCGGGGGTGCCCCTGCGGTGGGGTCTGCTGGGAGCCCTTCTGCTGGTGGTGGCTGGGTTTTCTCGGCATCGATGCTGGAGCTTGGAGCCTGGGCGCCTCGTATCTCGGCCAATAGATCTAGCGCATCATCGGCCACTATATCGGCGTCGATGGTGATGGTCTGCAGCCTGGACAGTAGGCGCGTGCGGATATCTTCGCTTCGGCTTACTGTCGTTATCTCTTTGCGCTCCACCACCCAGGCGCCGACCTCATATAGCTGGCCTAAGAGCTTCAGGCATTGCACTCTAGATGCTGGGGGAAAATCATCATCTAGCGAGTGTTGGACCAGCTGCTGCACAAGTAGAGCCTTTAATTGAGCTGGGGTTCGATATTTCTCCGCCTCTAATGCGGCCTGGACGGCTAAGATCTCCCGCTGAATTCTCCCGTCCTTTGCCAGCTCATACGGCTTACTAGCCATTGTGCGCTTAGTAGCCGTTGCTTTGTAGCTCCCTCTATATGCTGATGCCTTAGTCTGGCCTAGTGCAACCGCGTGCGCGAAGTTTTTCATCTTGGCAGTTAGCTTGGGTTGTTTACCCTGGCCGGCGCCTAGTAGCGTATCTATTGGGATCGTATCCAACCCCTCACGGATTTGCGCCCGCGTGAGCTTTTGTGTAGTCTGTCTGGCCATATTGTGACTGATCAGTATTTATTTAAACCATGCGGTATGAATTGAGAACGCGCCGACTGTATCACAACCCTTGCGACCATGCAATAAACCGCGCGGTAATGCTTTGCACTGATATGCCCACGCTTTGCACCGACCAGGCTATTTTGTAACCACGTGACGCATACAATTTTCTCGATTGTTACCGTATGAAAACCCCTTGACAACGTATATAGCACATGAGAGCATAACGACTCGACTGTTTTATTAACCCGCTTACTTAGGAGCTCTCCCAGTGAAACCCCTCTATCTAATCGCCTGTAGCGCCGCTAAATTGGACCATGCGGCCCCAGCCGCCCAGCTCTACACCGGCCAGGCTTTCAGGCTTGCAATGGCAGCAGCTGCGCGCGCTGGTGCTGACGTTCTAATTCTCAGCGGGCTATATGGTCCGATATCTCCCGACGCCATCATCGAGCCCTATAACTGCGCCCTCTCAAAGCTTAACAAGCGCGGACGCCTTATATGGGAAATCACAACCCGCGGAGAGCTAATGCAGCAGCATCTCGGCCGCCATATCGTGGTCCTAGCTGGTAAACACTACGCCGCCGCCCTGGATGGTTTCCCCAATGTTTCCTACCCCTTACGCGGCCAGGGTATCGGCCAGCAACTCCAAACTCTGAAAGGCTTAAACCATGCTTAAAACCATGCCCGCAAAATTCTCCAGCACTTGCAGCCGGACCGGCCAGCGCATCGCCCGCGGTCAAATGATCGTATACGACACGGCCACGCGAACCGCCAGCCTTTTGAGCTTCGAGGGATTCGATGGGCGCCATAACTCTACCGGAGATTACATCCGGCCGGACTATGTGAGCCACGTTATCGACTTTGGAAGCGGCCGACAGTACTACCGCAACAAAGCCGGACGCTGCGAGGATGCCCCCTGTTGCGGATGCTGCACGATATGAGACAACACTACAAACCGCGCAGCCGGACGCCGGACATTACCGGCGCCATAGTTGCGGCCCTTATTTGGACCATTGTTTTTTATCTTTTTTGGAGCTCACCCTTATGAAATACAAATTTTTTCAGGACCCAGGCCATGGTTGGATCGAGGTCCCAATCGCTGAGCTGCGCCGCTTGAATGTGGCCGATCAAATCAGCCGATGCTCTTACCGCAACGGCCATATGGCCTATTTAGAGGAAGACTGCGACGCAAGCGCCTGGACCAAGGCTAAACGCGCAGCCGGTGAAGATTTCGACATTATCGAGCTGCACACAAATAAAGATTCAATTATTCGCCGCTTTCAACCCTTTGGAGCTTAACTCATGACCACGCAAAAACAAATTCGCGCCGCATTTTGGTCCGCGCATCCTACCCTTACCCGCCGCCGCCACCGCTATGGCTGGAGCGCGAGCGATAAAACCGCCGAGCTTGTGCACCATGTAGACGCCCGCAGCGCCTTTGTGGATTACGTCGACCAGCTGGCCCGCGAAGGCATCATCTCCAACGAACTAGCCGAAAGGGTAACGCTGTGAACGAATTGCACCCATTATTTCAGGCCATTTTGCGCCTGTACACCCCACCGGCCGAGCCCACGCCGGAGGCCATAGATCACGCCATGCTGGCCGACAAACTGGCCGATGGATACAACCAGCGCAACATCGAGCGCGCTATCCGGCTCGAACAACAAAATACGAAAGATTGACCATGCAATACACTTTTATTCGCTCATCCGGCAACCGCAAGACCGGCCCTATCCCCCAAACCTATAGCCCGCGGTCCAGCTGCCCGCCCAGCTGCGCCCACTATGGCGCTGATTGTTACGGAGAGGACTTTTACACTCGGATGCAATGGGACAAAGTGCCCGCCAAGGGCATCCCCATCGACCAGCTGGCCGGACATATTCGCAGCCTACCGCCACGCACGCTATGGCGCCACAATGTAGCGGGCGATCTACCGGGCTTGGGTGAAAATGTAGACGCCTACGAGCTTGGGCAAATTGTGGCCGCCAATATTGGCCGGAAGGGTTTCACATACACCCACAAGCATAGCGCCCAGGCCATCAATTGGGCCAAACACGCGACCGCATGGGGCTTTACTGTAAACCTATCGGCCGACGATGCCGGACACGCCGACCAGCTCAGCGGCCAGGGTTTACCGGTTGTTTGTATCGTGCCCAGCGATACCCCGAAGCTTTCCTATACCCCCAAGGGACGCCGCATTGTCGTATGCGAAGCCCAAACCCGCGACGAATCGACTTGTGAAAACTGCGGAAATTTCGACGCATGGTGCGCTCGCCCTGATCGTGATTTTATTGTTGGATTCCGCGCCCACGGCACCAAAGCAAAGCGCACAGACCAGCTGGCCCGCCGCGTAATCCCTATTTTGAAAGGCTAAACCATGTTGAACACCGAAGAAAATTACACCGAGGCCGGACGCAAAAGCGCCGAAGCCCGCAACCAGCGCGACGAGGCACGCGCGCAGCATTGGGCCCGCTACTTTCAAGGGATGCGGAACCTAGAGCGGCCCGACGACAGAAAAAAGGCCGAAACTTTGTATCAGGTCGCATATTCGGAAGCCCGCAGGGTATGAACCGGCCCGAAGCCTACTACATCAACGCGGGCTATAAATACGAGCGCCTAACCGCGCCCGCCCGCCGAATCAAAAGGGCAAAAGAGCTGCAAGCCCTGATCGCCGCCGAACAACCCGACGACCGAACCCAGGCCCGCGCACTTATCCAGCGAGGCCGTCAGGAATTCCAACTTAACGCAAAAGGCTAAAAATGAAGACATCCACCGACCTATTGACCGAACTTCGCTTCCAAATGATCGAGATGGAAGAGCTACGCGAGGCGCTCGACCGCTTGGCATATTGGTCCGGCATGGCGCACAAGCATATACCCGACGCCACCATAACCGAAGAGCTGATGGACGCGGTCCACGCCGCCCGAGGGTTACTAGACAAATAACACTTAAAGCCTCGCGTGCGGGGCTTTGGGGGTTATTTTGCCCAACTTAAACAGGAGTTAAAGTTATGAAACGATGCGACCACGCATTGGCCGATAGCTGGTGGGAGGTTGACGGCCGAGGCATTCCCCTTGCCAGGGTATGTGACCGCTGCTACGACACCGTTATGGCCCGCTACCGGCCCGAAATACTCGAACATTACAACCAATCGGACGTTGACGAACCAATCGAGGGGGACGAATGGTAATCACAGAACCAAACCAAATATCGCTCTACCGGCTGCTGACGCTACGCGCCGGGCTTCGACTCGAGCTGCGCGGGCTAAAGGTAAGCAAAGGGCGCTCATGCTATGCAATCATAAAGCAGGAATTCGGATTCAAGGGCGACAAAGCCAGCGTCCTAGAGCAATTCGAAAATTACTTATCCGCGCACGATCCATTCATAAGGAGATAAAAATGGGTTACTTTTCAAAAACTTGCGCCAAGACGCATATGCCAATAGTGGTCGAGGCATTGGATTTGCCGCGATTAAATGTAGTCGTGGCCCTGCTGCCTAGTGGGAGAAAAATTGAGGGCTCATACGATGGATATGGGCGCGTTAATGGTGTCGATCTAATGGACGCATGGGACAAAGTGAAGATGGTTTTAAAAGACCATTACGCTGATGAGTCTTACGACCAATTAGGAAACTCAGGGAGTGAACTCGCCCAGGGTTACTTTATGGATAGAAAATTCCTGCACCATTGCCTCTTAAAAGGCCCATTCAAAAACCGCGCAGAGTACACCCGCGCATTCAAAAAATACGCCAACTGGTCCTAAGTCAGTAAGCACTTCAAGCCCAGCGTGCTGGGTTTGAGGGGCGCTATTGCCCTATACACCCAACAACTTCGGAGGTTAAATGATTTACCGCATCTACAACCACAACCATACCCTGCTGGGGGAATTCAAGACGCAAAAAGAGGCCAATGACGAGGCCATACTCTATATGCGCGAGACAGGCAATCCCGCTTACGTTATGAAAGAGAAAAAATGAAAGTCACATTTACCTATAGCCAAATGGGGGCATTCGCGGTGGGCTACTTCCACGCCCGCACCGACCAGCACGAGCAAAACGACTTCATGAGGCCGCTCGAGATATGGTCCTACCACCTAGGCTACGACACCGGCGTCCAGGCCCGCAATTTGGAGACTGCACCATGAAAACGAGAGAAGAAATGATTTATGCCTTGACTAAGTACGAACTGGAATACTTGCAAGAGTACCCCGAATGTTTGGAAGACAACGCAAAGTTTTTTGCGGGTGGCGGGTTTGCCGCTTATACGGACGAGCAATTAACAGAAAGATGCCAAGATAACGTGTGGCTTGAACTGGAAGGAGCAGCAGCATGAAACTTGAAGATGGTGACTACGAACTGGTGGACGGCGCAGCATGGTTTGCCGTCAGAGGCTTTTCGGTGCGTATCTTTAGCACCGATAACGGCGTTGATGTACGCATTTACAAGAATGGGGCCGAGGACGAAGGCGCCATTGCAGGCACCTTTGCCGCAGACTTTGAACTGGAGGGACTATGAACCCACGAATCAAACAGAAATGGCTGGATGCTCTTCGCAGCGGAGAGTACAAGCAGACCACGGAAAACCTACAGGATATCAATGGATTTTGCTGCCTTGGTGTTTTGTGCGACCTTCACTCGAAAGAGCGTGGCACAAGCTGGGTAAAACAAATTGATAACTACGAACTGTACGGCGAAGCCCAAACGCTTCCGCTATCAGTACAAGAATGGGCTGGGCTAGACAATGATGTAGGTGGTGTAGTCGATTTTGACTACGAAGTAGATGGCGTCATGTACGTTAAATCGGAGTCTTTACCTGAGATAAACGACACTTGGAACAAAGACTTTAAAGAGATTGCAGACCTCATTGAAGCTCAGCTTTAGAAAAACGGACGAAGGGACTCGGCAGCGGCCATGCTGCCTACCCTTTGCTCGAAATCGTTGAAGTCCTCACCGGCCTCGCCTACCCAGTAGCGTGAGGCTATTTTTTTGGCAGTCCCTATTCCCATCGGGTCGTTGTCGGCCACCACAATCGGGTTGTCCAGCCCTTTTGCTATCTCCAGCATATTCCCAGCCGAAAAGCAAATATGGATTTTGTACCGCTGCCGCGCCAGTTTTAACGCTCGGCGCACCGAAAGACCGGTCGCCAGCCCCTCGACTAGAACGTCCGGCCCTTTGTTATCAATGACCAGGCTTGCCCCTTTTGTCTGCTGCCCTGACAAAAACCGCTTTGTTCCGTCTATATTGATTAGCTGGAGGCCAACTAAGTTACCAGCCACCCGCATGGGGACAGTTAAAAGCCCCTTCCACACCTTGGACGGCTCTGTAAATCCCTTGCGAATCAGGTAAGGATGCTGCTCCACTCTAACATTGTTAAAGATAAATGCCGCCTTTTTAGCCGCCTCGGCCTGTTGTTTGGCCCTGTCCTCGCGCTGCTTTTGGCGCTTGATGGCCGCATTCGGGTCGGGCACAAACGGCTCGCTGGACACATACCTGATGGGGGATTGGTGGACCGCATGGTTCTGTATGAGGCCACTTTTCCCGTCAAAAATGTATGCCCCGTTCTTCTTGCGGGGATGGTCCTCGGTTGGCACTCTTACCCACCGGCCCTCGACTACATGGTCAATTATGAGGCCATTTTCTCTAGCAAAGTCTTCAAAATTCATGTTCTAGCCTTTGCCCATGCGATGTTGCGGCTCTTAATCCATTGAAGGGTCTTGAAGGTTGGCGACTTAACATTTTCCTTGAGGCCACGAGGAAATGCCCCATACTTTTCTTTGTACTTGTGTGCAGCCCAGCCATCTTTATACCCACGCATACGACTGTAGTACAGAATCTCAGAGTAGAAACTTTGATTTTCTGCCACAAAGTTCTTCTGCCCCATCTCCAGTTCAACCATATGGCCTGGGACGTTTAGCACCTCCTTCATTGGCCGCATCCAGCCGCACTCTCCGCAAACTCTATCAGGCCATATCCAAAGCGCACCGCAGCCGCCGCACTTGGAATCCTTTTTCTTCTTCTCTGAGGGTTCTTTCTTGGCTGACTCCGCGCCGTCGTGCAGCTCTGTTACGCCTTCCTCAAACAAACTATCCCATTCTTTTCTGAAACGTAGATAGTTGCCCGAATGGTCTAGCCATATGCCATGCGTCTTGCCATCGCAGGGTCGCATGATTCGGCCCATTTGCTGGACGTGAGAGGAAAAAGACTTGGAAAACGGCCTAGCTGACACTCCTATCAGCACATCAGGCACGTCAAAACCTCTAGTTAGGATGTCTGTGGCAATTAGTCCGTGAATTTTCGTGTCAGGGGCGCTGAAATCCTCAATTGTCTCCCTTTTGAAGTCATCATCCTCCTTGTAAGAGATGGAAACGAAGTTGTAGCCGCGCTCGTTGAACTGCCTGACAAGGTCCCTTCCATGCTCTACGCCGGAGGCAAACACCACAGTCTTTTTAGGACCACCGAACAGTTGGTTGGTTTTGTTAACCCACTCATCAACTATATCGCCGGTAATCTGCATACCGCGCTTAGTTGTCTCATCCTGCGACCATTCTCCAGCCACCTTCTTAACGCCGGTCATGTCGATCTCTTTGGCTATAAAGATCTTGAGCGGGACAAGCCACTTCTCTTCTATCAATTGCCCCGTAGGTTTTGCTCCGACTACATGGGTGTAGGTAGATCCCAAGCCGTCTGCAAATGGCGTAGCGGTCAGGCCAATGACTCGCATTTTGGGATGTTCTTTAATGAACTCTATAACTTTCTGGCGCTGCACATGGCATTCATCAATGATCAGGAGGCCAACATCTGGAAAGTCATCCCTGCGCTCCAAGGTCTGTGCGCTACACACCTGGATTCTTTCGTAGGGACGCTGCCGCCAATGATCTTGCTGCATTACGCCGTGGTTGATTTTGTACTTAGATAGGCGTGCGCTGGTTTGGTTGACCAACACAATCCTATCTAGCACCATCGCAACCTTAACGCCCTTTTTAGCCTCTTGAACCATGATGTGCATGGCTACTTCTGTTTTGCCAAAACCTGTTGGGGCATACAACAGTTGGCAGCGGTGCTGGGCGAAACCCTGTTCGAGCTTCTCCACTACATCCGCTTGATGCGGTCTTAATTCAATCATGCTTTCTCCTGCTGGGAAACCGCCCAGCTTCGGTGTTATGCGGCCTTTTCGGCTCTGCGCTTCCAATAGGTTATCTGCTTGAGCATCTCAGCGCTCTTGGACATGAACTCATCTCTGCTTTGCGTCATGGATTTAAGTTTAACCTCTAAATCTCTTACTTGCTCACGCAGCGACTCAATGGTTTCTTTAACCTCGGCTTGGGCCTCTTCTGAAACAGGAAGAGAACGGACCGCCAGCATATCCTTGAGCTTTGTATTCTCTTCAGATACCGCTGTTATTTCTGTGGCTAACTCCGTGAGCTTGTCTTCATCCTCAAATGCGGGCTCAGGATATGCAGCCGGCAATGCTTTGCGGCCAATCTTTGATGTATCGCGGCGCTTACCATCTTTACCAACGGTTGCTTCTTTCTTGAGGCCCAGTGCCTTGCGTACACGCCCAACAGTCATGTTGCTGACCAAACAGATCTGAGCAATTTTCACATCGGATAGGTCGCCTAACTCGATGTCTTCAAGCGCAAGCTGGACAACATACCGGCGCTCTTCTGGTGTCCTGGCTTTACCATGCTGTGCATTGGCCTTGAGGGAAGCGATAAAAGCATCACGCTTGGTGCCTTCTATGACGTTGGAGGTAATGTCTTTATGCCCTGCTCGTTTGTGTGCGTGCCAGCGGTGAAAGCCATCAGAAAGCCAATAGTGCTTGCCGTCAAAATATAAATCGACTGGTGGAAATTCCTGGCCCTCAAGTATCTCTTCGGTGTAGTGCTGGACCAGGGTTTCGTCTAGCTCTTTGCGGGGTTGTGTTCCACCATCAAGGCGGATCTTAGTCAACAAGATTTTCATTTTTATCCTTAAGTAGTTGGCGCAGTTGCACCATTGCGTCTTTGAGGTCACCTTGCGTTTGCATAATGGCCTCTTGTTGTGCTTGCATCCTCTTGTAAGAATCAGATGCAAACTTTGCTAGGTTTTCATTGGACCAAGCTGCGAAATTCGGCATGTCCATTCATTTCCTTTCTTATATATGGTTTATGGGCGCGAAGTTTTCTCAGAGCCGCAATCTCAATCTGCCGGATGCGTTCACGAGTAAGGTCAAACATGTTACCTATTTCTTCTAGGGTATGTTCATGGCAATTAAAGCCAAACCGTAACCGAAGTACTTTTTCTTGCCGTGGGGTTAAACCATCTAGTAAGGTTTTGATTTCAACTGCGGTCTGCTGTGCTGCCAACACCTCCTCCGGCGTAACAGGCGTATCAGGGTTCCATTTGTCTTGTGGTAGCTCTGGTATGTCCGCATCATGAAACCACCCGTAGTAATAATACGCGGTTTTTAGCTCAAGACTCACCCCCGCCATAGCACCATAAGGCGTGTACCTGCCACTCTCCACACGCCCGTACCTCGATTTTTTAACAGTCGCCATAACTAGCCCTAAACAGGTTTTGTTTGGTCATACAGGTTTTTCCTTTGGTTTAGGGCAGTTCTGTGGCGGCGCTATTACGCACCATACAGCGGCCCATTGTTTTCTATGTTCCCTACCGGAAATCCATCTGTCTATGTAGGCGTCAGCCATTTGTGGCATTGCCCGCTGGATACCATGCCTATCTTTCTCAAGACGTTCAGCCATTTCGCTTATGGTTAAACCATCAGGGTACTTTTGTAGCACCATCCTTATGGCGTGGTGGTTGGACTTATGCATTGCGCCCCTTGAGTTTGGATTCTGCATAATCAATGCCCAATTCCCACGCTTGTACTTCTGCGGCATTAAATAGCAAGCCATTTTCAAGCACTCGTCTACCATCTTTCTCCGCATCCGTCAGCCCTACCCATTCACGCTGCACAACCAAAGGCCACAACTGACCAAGCGGCGTGAACCGTGGATCGTGCTTGTCCGTGCTAACGTGGTGGTTAGTGGGGTCGTACCATGCGATAGTCATACGCTTTTACCTTTCTCAAACGAGTTCTTGTATGCCTTGGGTAGCACCCTGCGGGCTTCGATAACCAGCGCCTTGTCCTGCCCGTCCAGCAAGCGGTCAATGATTGAGTACAGCTTGGGCAACAGTGTATTTACGATTGCTGTGTCCGCTGCATAAACTTGTATATCGTCGTCTTCATCCATTGTTCTTCTCCTTCAGTTTGGCTTCTACTGCACGGGCAAACTCTACCCACTTGCTTCCATACACATTGGTTGCATCAAACAAGTCTAGTATTTCCTCTGGTGCCAGCCCCACCCACGGGCGCTGTGCCATCCTGTTGACCGCCTTGTCTACGCTAGACTGCATCTGCTTTTGCATGCCGTCAACAAACCCGCGCTCATAGTCTGGGCCTTGGTCAAGCCTTGGCTCCTGCGCTGGCTGTGCCAGCTTGTCCT